TATCGAATATTGTGATAACGCTATTATTAGAACCGAAAAAGAAGGTAAGTATGGCCGCATTTTAGGTTGGTTATATACAGATGAATTTAGTATTTCTTTAAATGAAGTAATGGTAGAAAAAGGATATGCGTGGGAATACGACGGCGGTAAAAAAGAAAAATCCTTTGATGAATTAAAGGAAAAAAGAATTGCTGATAAATCATGGATTAAATAATGATTTTATATAAATAGATTTAACTATGTGTGTAGTAGCGGTAAAATATATGGATGGTTATGGCTGGATCGGCGCAAAAAACCGAGACCGTAATTATAAAACAGACGTCGTCATAACACAGTCTAATCGTCATAAAGTGCAGCGATTGTATATTGATGACAAACTAAGTAGATGGAGTGAAGGTGTTAATGAGCACGGACTAGCAATTATATCTGCATCTTTTTCTGTAAAAAGCGATGAAAAAGAAGGTGATAAAATTATTTTAAAAAGGAAAAATAAGCGAGACAGTATTGGTTATTATTCTCCTGACGGAAGAGCGATTAGAAAAGCTCTTTTGGCAAAAACGCCTAAGGAAGCTTTAGAGATACTTGTTGAACTTAAATTGGCTGGTGCTACATATGTCTTTAACGAAAATGATTGTTATATTCTTGAAGGAGGATTTACTGTAAGAAAAGATGACGCTACTTTAGAAAATCCAAGAGAGTACAAATATGTCATTAACAAAATTTCAAAAGAAGAGGAATGCTCGTGTAGAACAAATCACGGCGTTATAATAAAAGAACTTGGGTATCATAAAAACCCAACCGATGAGCGTTTGATTAAAGCCCGTGAGAGTAGCGAAAAACGTCTAGAATACGCAAGAAAGTTTGCCAGCGTTGATATCGAAGAGCCAGGAGAACTCATTGATCAAATTGCAAAATGTCCTAATAAAGACGTTTTTATGAATCCAATGAGAACAGGCAATATTAAAAAAGGTGAGATGGTGACAACTGGACAATTGTTAATTGTGCCAAAGGAAAGAACACTTCACTATCGGCCAATATACTCTTCAGTTTCTTTTGATTACAACCGCTTAAGTGGTCCTGAATCAAAAACCTTTTTTGAAATTATTTCTTCACGTAAGCTCTTATCCTTTAAAGAGTTTACGCATAAATAATTTTATGTGGATATATAATGGAGAGGAATTTACCTCTGACATGATCGAATCATACCATGGATTTGTATATGAAGTTACCGATACTCATAATAAAATGAAGTATATTGGTAAGAAAAAGTTTTGGTCTAAAGTTACAAGACCCCCGCTTAAAGGACGTAAAAACAAAAGAAGGTCAATAAAGGAGTCTGATTGGCAAATGTATTACGGTTCAAACGAAGAAGTAAAAACGTTGGTAGAAGAGTTTGGGCCTAGCAGATTTAAAAGAACTATACTAAAATTGTGTGTTTCTCCAGGACAAATGACATATTTTGAAATGAAAGAGCAGATCGATAGAGAAGTGCTTTTTAAGCCAGAAGAGTATTACAATGCCTTTATTGGCGGCAAAATCCATCGAAATCATGTATTAAAGAAAAAATAGTATTTACAATTGGTGATTTTTGTGATATAATACTATCATACCAAAAATATTATGATTATTGTAGATTACAGCGGAATAGCCATTGCGTCCATTTTTTCACAAGACCGGCCTGAAGAAATTCAAGAAAGTCTTATTAGACATATGATTCTTAATTCTCTTAGACGATACAATGTTAAGTTTAGAAAAGAATATGGTCAAATGGTAATTGCGTGTGACAGCTCGTCCTGGCGTAAAGAAACATACCCGCAATATAAAGCGAAGCGCAAAACTAACAGAGATGAATCCCCACTGGATTGGGGACATTTCTTTACGCTAATTAATGGTGTACGAGACGAAATCAAAGAACGCACACACTATCCCGTGGTTCAGGCAGATAGAGCAGAAGCCGATGATGTCATCGCAACACTGGTTGAATCAACACAGGAGTTTGGCAAATCAGAGCCTGTTATGATTGTGTCTTCTGATAAAGATTTCTTACAACTTCAGCGTTATTCTAATGTTAAACAATTTAGTCCAATGAAACGTGATTTCGCTAATGTGGATAATCCTGCATTTTACAAATTCGATCACGTGTGTCGTGGTGACAGCAGTGATGGTGTTCCAAATGTTTTAAGTGTAGATGACACTTTTACAGAAGGAATTCGACAAAAACCAATGCGTGCCAAAAAAATTCAAGAGTGGTATACTGCTAAAAATGATTCTGAACTAATGGAAATGATGGGTCAGGAAACATACCGCAACTACTGCCGTAATAAATCTGTCATCGATTTAGACTGTATTCCTGAAGATATTGTACAAGATATCGATGATAAATATAATTTGCAGACGAAAAAAGATAAGGGAAATGTTCTGCCTTACCTTATTGAAAAACGTTGTAACATGTTGATCAGTTCAGTCGCAGACTTTTTCCCAACAACCTAATTATTATGCAAAAATATATTTATGAAATATTCGAAGAAACGTGCAAACTAGATAATCGTGATGATCGTATTGCGTACTTAAAAGAAAACGCGTTTAAACAAGTAAAGACTGTATTACAGCTTTGTTATAATGACAAAATTGAATTAGATCTTCCTTACGGCCGACCTCCGTTTGAAGTATGTCCAGATGGTCGTGAACCTTCTCCATTGGCCAACGTCTTTAGCTCTATTGGAGTTTGTGTTAAAGATAATGGTGTGCCACGTGTAAGAAAGGAAAAGATCTTTATTGGTATTCTTGAACAATTGTGCGAAAAAGATGCTCATATTCTTTGCGCCGCGAAGGATGGTACTATTACAACTTTGCAGAACAAAACATACTCTAAAATGACAAAAAGTCTTGTAGAAGCGTGTTTCCCTGAGATTTTGTAGTGTACAATAGTCTCATAATGTGTTAGTATATCTACATAATGAATGTATTTGTTCTAGATAATAACCCTACAAGCGCAGCTCAACAGCACTGCGACAAACATGTCGTAAAAATGATTATTGAGTCTGCTCAAATGTTATCAACTGCTCATCGTATGTGCGATGGAAACCCAGAACGTAGACCATCAAGTTCAGGAAAAACTATGCAGCAGTATTACGTTTTGCCTGATGAACGCGAAAATATTCTTTACAAAGCAGTTCACAAATATCACCCATGCACAGTATGGACAATGGAAACCATTCAAAACTATCGATGGCATTGGCAGTTATTCAATGCTCTTTGCGACGAGTATAAGTACAGATATGGCAGAGTTCACAAGACTGATGAATTACTTCGCGATGAACTTTACTGGGGGCCGGCAAACATTGCTGATTCTAAAAAAACAAAATTTCCATTAGCTATGAAATCAAACCCCGAATGTATGTTCGATGATCCTGTCAAATCATATCGAGCATTTTATAAAACAAAACAAGACAGATTTAAAATGGTGTGGACAAAACGCGAAACACCAAACTGGTTTAAATAATTATGACATACGATTACATATGCGATAAATGCAAGAACAGATGGGAAGAGTCTCATCCTATGAAAGACCGCAATATCCCAGTGGGAAAAAAATCTCCGTGTTGCGAAGATGGCGTTGTTAAAATGGCTATCACCGCTCCAGGTTTAAACTTTGAAGGAGCGATTTCGCCAATACGAAGAGCGGGGACTGGCTGGAATGACGTCCTAAAAGGAATTAAAAAAGCATCAGGAAATGATAGCACAATCGATCACTACTAGAATGAAAATTACAACACAACAAACACTGCCAGTCGAAGTCACACTCAACGACGATCAACAAAGAAACGTCACAGCCACCTTTTTAGAAAAGGTGCTCAATTGGAATCGTGATTACTTTATTGAAGATAAGCTAGTAAAAAATACTAAAACTTATTACACAAGCCATTCGTGGAAAACAGTGGAGACCGTACGAAAAGCTACCTCTGAAGACAACTTTGCGTTTAAAGTTTTTCAACAAATCTACAACAGATAATCCGTGCCTAGAAAAAGTACTAAAAAGAACGATAATATTATTGTTCCTCAGGTAGACATGCTATCTGAGTATTCAAATAATATGCGTGATATTAGGCCTATCACTGATTCTCAAATCGAAGCTTATGAACAATGGGACAAAGGTAGAAACCTAATTTTGTCAGGAGCGGCTGGATCTGGTAAAACCTTTATTGCCTTATATCTAGCTCTTCAAGAGCTTATTAAAAATCGTAAAAAACGATTGGTCATATTAAGATCTGTTGTACCAACACGTGATATTGGATTTTTGCCAGGAACACAGGAAGAAAAAGAAGCAGCATATTTAACACCTTACATTGGTGTTATTAGTGAGATCTTTAAAAACAACCCCACACTTTTTACCTCGTTTCTCAAAAATGGAACGATTGAATTTCTCACAACATCTTACATTCGAGGAATAACTTTAAAGGACGCAATCGTAGTAGTTGACGAATTTCAAAATTGTAACTTTCA